CATGCTTGCTGCTCATCAATAATAAGACTATCAATAGCCTCATCGTAAAGTTTTGATCTATCAGGTTGCTGCTGATTTATGGCAGTAGATACAGGTTGCTGTTTATCTGTGGTATCACTCACAGCATTTATTGCTACATCGTACTTATCTACCATTTTGTAATACCTTGTTATATGCTTTAATGATTAAATCATTGCTTGGTTCAATACCCCTAGCTTTAAATCTTTGGGTTAATATTTCTTTAGCATCCTTAGGTACATCACCAATTCTATTAATATAAAATTTACTTTTATCGTCATTCTCAAAATAGAATGATCTAAAATTAGAATCACCAAATAAAACACCACCACCTTTTACATAACCCTGCACAAACTGGTTATCAATAACCTCTAATTGCTCTTTTTGGTTTAGCTTTCTGCCTTCTTTCTTTTGACGTTCTTCTAAGGCTTGCATCGTAGCGTTCTGTAAAGCAATATAATTATCGGTACCTTGCTTAACTCCATTAGCTTTAGCCTTAGTGTTAAACAAGTTAATGGTGCTAAATAAACTATTAGATTGTTCTTGATTATTTTTTAAAGAGGTTTGTTTATTAATCAGCGACTTAATAGTGCCATTGGTTAACTTATCTCTATAAGTGCCATATAAATCTATATCAACACCATTATTAACTTGGTAAAGGGCTTGCTCATAAGCTCTTATATCATCCTCTTTAACTGGTTTATAGTTACGCATAGCTTTACGATCATCTATGCTTAACATAGCTAGCCGTTGTGGTTCTATTTCATCAATAGTTTTACCGCCTTCGACTATATCCGTCCAAACCCAATCACGCACCGCTTGATACTGCGCCCTTTGTTGTTCTTCCTGAATGGCAATACCTTTAGAAAACTCTGCCCTAGCATACTGTTTTTGCTCATAACTAAGATTAGAATTATCTATAAGAGCTAAAGCCCCTGATTTATCAATCTTACCTTTTTTACTATTACTTACCTTACCTGCCACATACTGCACATAATCCCTTGTTTCCTTATAGGGTATCTTGGCTAAAAACTCTTGTTCGCTGATCTCACCCTTTCTTGGGTCGCCAAATCTAGTAAGCCACTTGTCAACAGCACCATCCCCTGCATTATATGCAGCGGCAGCTATTAATGGACTACCATATTTATTTAAGTTCTTTTGAAAGTAGGCTTGACCTAACATAACGTTATATTCTGGGTCTGTTTTATATTTGTTTTCATCAAAGGTAATGCCTAATTCTTTAGCCATTGCTTTAGCGGTTTCAGGCATAACCTGCGCTTTACCAACAGCGCCAGCAGTTGAAGTTAAAGGATTGCCTTTACTATCAAACTGACTACCGCCGCTTTCCCTTTGTATCATGGCATTAAATACATTAGCCGCTTCAAAACTACCTGTTTCATTAGTTAAACCTATTAACCCTTGAGAGAGTTGTTTACCGTAATTGGTGCCAATAGACCTATCTAATACAGGCTCTATTTGACCTAATAAGGTTCTTCTTTGCATTGCATTAAGGTTTTTAAATTGACTATCATCAAGCATAGCGTGGCGTAACCGTGCCAGCTTTACACTATCCTCTGATTCGCTAGCATGGTTAATTTGATTTTGTAGATAATTAATATCTAAACGGGTTAGCTGGTCTTTTTTAACCTGCCCCCATTTATCACCATAGGCTTCTAAACCTGTCTGATTAACTGACTCTTGATTGAAACGTGAACTAATACCTGCTAAGTCAGCATTAGGATTTAATAATTCTTCATTGGCTAAATCAAAACTATCAATAAGCACCTTTTGCGCTCTACTGACTTGCGTCGCTTTTCTTAATCCTTCAACCTGTCGTTCACCGCCATAATCAATAGCATTAAAATGATAATTTAACTCTTCTTGCTGCTTAGAGTTTAGGCCATTAACTTGTATTGTAGGCAATTCTGAAATAGTTTTTTTATAAGTCTCTATAGCTTCATCAGGTTGCAATTCACCCATTTTTAATTTTTGCTCTAAATCATTTCTAGTTGCGTCAACTTGTTTCTTACGCTCTAAAGCGGCATTACTCATAGCCACTCTATTAATATTTTCATTTTCTCTATCAATGGCTAAACCAAGCCCCATAACATCACGACCTAAACCAGCCATTGCACGACCAGCAACGCCACCATCACCTTGTATATGAGTTTGACCTGCTTTAATTAACGCATTACCTAAATTGTCACCTTTTGGAATAACTGGCATAAATCACCTCTTAATAAAAACCAAAGGTTTTATTACCATTGATAAGATGCTTACTTGAAGGAGTTGCTTTAGTGCTTCGATCTTCCACAGGCACCATTTTAGTATTGGCAGGGGTTGACCACTTGCCAGCAATTGAAGCAGCACCTCCCAACAAAGAACCTACCGCTTGCATCTTACTCGCCTTATATTCTTGTTGACCTTTGATCTTGGCGGCTTCCCCCTCTGCTAGAATGCGGTTAGCGGCATCTTGGGCGTTATACATAGTAATTTGTGCATCATACTCAGCGCGTGAATCTATACGCTTTTCAATGTCTGCGGCGGTGTCTTGCCCCACCACAACCCCATTAGCGGCGGTTGCTGCTACTGCTTGGCTATGTTGCATTGCACCTTGTTCTCTAATATGATTAGCCTCAACCTTACCCTCACCTATTTTTGCATAAGCATCGGCTTGTGCTTGCCGTTGCTGGTATTTCCCCCAAGCCTTAGCATTTTTCCCTGCCGCCATTGAACCTGACGCGCTCATCACTGCGCCACCTACAACTAACGCTGTCTCAACACCCATGATTAAATACCTTTTCAAAGGAAACACCACAGGCCTTAAACCCTAGAAACTCATAAAAACGACTGGTTTTATCGGTATTAATATCTGTAGTTGTTCCAACCCTAAAACGATTAGCCCCTTTGCTTATAGCCCAATCTTCAAAAGCCTTAATTAATTTAATCGCGGTTCTGCCGTTGCGTTGCTCTGGTACCACATAAACAGAATAGTCAAAGGCTATTAACTCGCTATTGAATAGACCATAGGTAAGGCCACCAATAAAAAAACCTATCATTTCATTATTTTGTATCGCTAATAACGCTATGCTACTTTCATTAAAAACAACGTTACTTAAACTGGCTTTTAATTGTTTATTATCAAAAGGCTGTGTTCTGTAATAATCACTTTCACTATGTAATGCCTTACACAACATAATGATTTCTTGAATATCTTTTACTGTTGATGCCTGTCTGATCTTAACCATTACTGTTTACCGTGATCTTGCTAATAGCTGCTAATAACTGAAAAGGCATAGGTTGCTGTTGCTGAATAACAATAGGTCTATCCCAACCTTGCCTATAAACTGCCTTATCCCCTGTAAACTGAATAGGCGGCTCATCCAATACCTCTTTACCTAATTCTCTAAAGGTAATAACTTCATCATTAACCTTACAACCTGAGGTATTAAGAACCCTTAAAACCAATTCACCACTACGATTAGGCGAACCTTGCATTGAACCTAAACCGCCTTGTATTTCTATAGGTAATAGTTCGATTTCTGTAGAATAAGGCAACCCTACCACCACCTTGTTAGCCTTTCTTTCTAGGTTTATGCTGCCATCCTTTACAGTGCGCTGCTGCATCATTACGCCATCAGCTACCACATCAAGGGTACAACCTTCTAGGTAGTCCAATCCTGTTAAGTTTTGGGTACCCTCTTCAAATTGAAATAGAGTTGAACAATGACTATAGGTACCCTCTTTAAACCTTTCTATGTAACGTACTGCTTTACCGTTAATAGTGCGCTTCACTACTACCCAAACCTCATCAATAGCACCATCAGCACTAGGTATTGTGGCAACCGACTCATAGGTGCCTGTGGTTAATTGACGTGACCAACCTATCACCTCTTGATCTGTGTTAATGGTTAAGGTGGCTATTTGCCCGTCTTTACGGACTAACCATAAAATAGAATCAGGTTCTTGCTGATACGCCATATCGACAATACCGCTTTTGGTTATATGCTCTGAAAGTGTTGTAACATCTTGGGATACAAAGGTATCGGCTGCCGCGTTAAACCCCATTGCATAAAGTTTTTTGGATGCCCTTTGCAAGTAAAATAATTCATTACCCACCCGTGCAGGTTTAACCCCGTTACAACCATAAGATGAATTGTTTTTAATATTGATATTGGTAGGGGTAATACTGGCTTTTGTGGCTGAACCTGTTAATGAAAACTCACCGCCATAGGTTAATACAATAGGGGTATCTGTTTGAGTTAAATGCACTATGGGGTTGATCTGGTCAGATGACATAGTAAACGCTGCAGCATCATCATCCTCTGTTGAAAGCTGAAAGTTTAAGTACTCAGCGGTTCTACTCATCCAAATAGTTTGTGGGCGTTCGTAGGTACCACCACAGAATAACCTTTGTTCGCACAAGGTCACAGCACAGGGATAACCAAACTTATCACTCCACACGCTAGACATAAGCGACCAGCCCCAAGCTACAGCAGAAGCCTTAGAAGTGGGGGCAGTTTTACACTCAGTTGTGGCTACTGTGGCACTATTGATAGTGGTAATTTCATATAATCCCTTATTGAATTTAATGTATTTACCTTTATCAGAAGCCCTAAACCCTGCTGCACCTAAGGTTAAAGTGACAGTATCACCTATCATTATTTCTTTTTCGGGTGTTTGTCCTTCGGTACCATTGGTAGGTTTAATATTGGTTAACGGGGTACCCTCTAAATGCCAAGTCTTAGCGGCTAATTTATTGTCTTTAAAAGGGGTAATAATTCTAACTTTAACAGCACTTGCATTAGTGATTGCGGTTATTTCTGCAATGCCTGTACCACAGGAAATAGTGCGGCCATTATCAGCCGCCAACCAACTAAAGCTTGTGGTATTTTCTAAGGTAGCCGTAGCTGTTTTTGTTGAAGTTGTTTCTTGAAAATCACTTAAGGTTAAAGCAACCTCTGGATACTCGCCCATTTCATCGTAAGGCTTCACAATAAAAGGGGCTTCTGCTAATGTCCATTCATCGTCACTAACACGGCGTAATCTATGAATAGCTATATCAGGATGCGCTAAAAACATCGTATCCGCCCCTTGCACATAGTTAATATTAAACAACATGGTTTCGGTATAGGGGCTATCTATTTCTGCTGTAAGCTCTCCATCTTTAAAAATAGCACAATACTTATGCCCAAACTCAACGATATAAGCCTGATCTCTATTGAACACATAAGGAATTAAACGAGTCCGTTTATTACTGTCCTTAACCTCACTAATAAACTCAGTACCCCACGTACGCATAACACCGCCTTGCACAGCAATAACGGCGTTTTCTAACCGTTTAGCACCGTTTTGATAGCGTGAAATATCCACACGCCCCATCATGCGAGGGGATAATTCGCCTGCGGTAAAGTTAGTTTGAATATAAGCAAGTTTAGCCAAGTAATCTATCCTCTAATAATGTTGAAAAACCTAATGTTTCAGGAGGTACTTGTTGCCCATCAATAGCCTTAGCCTTGCGTAACTCATAAATAAACTCTTGTTTGGCAGCTTCGGCTAAACTACTTGATTGCGTAATTGAGTAGGCTATTTCTGATTTAATCGCTAACGTTAATAGCTTGATAAAGGTGGCATCATAAGTTGTAACATCTTCGTTTTGATAAATGTACCTAAGCTGAATACTGTTTTCATTGGAGAGTATCTTGCCGTTTTCTATTGTGTAGTCAGGGTAATAACCATAATTAACCGTGATAGCCTTTAAAAAATCGGCTGGTAATGTATAAGCATAGCTATAGCCAAAAGCTGGTTTATCGCCATCAGGTGCTAGTAAGGTTCGCTTAATAGCAAACTTCCAAACATGTTCTCTTAGTAGATCATCCCTAACGCTAGGGTAAATGTTAGCTACTATCTTTGCTCTATCGGTATTTTCTGTGAAGTCACTAATAGATTGCGCCCCTAACTTTAGGAGCGCATTAGAACAAATGGATACAGGCGAGTTTGGCGTTGACATAATAACCTCTTGGCTAAAGGGTGACTAAGCACCCCTATCACCTTTGCTTAATACTTGGATTTAATAGCAACGATTTTCTTTTCGTTAGCACGACCAGCCCCCCATGAGGCACTTAAAGAAAGTTGAATACAGTTATTTTTATCTGCCCTAACATTGGTACTTATCCCAAAGCTAGAACCATCACCCATATGAATAGCTGAACCACACCATGCAACAGTGGTTGCTACTGTGTTTGGCTCGTCTAAATCAACCTCTTCGTAAGGTATCCAAGTAAAACCCATCCATGTACTAGCTAAAGCCCCTTCTTGTAACATCTTGCCAGCAAGATAATCAGCACTGGTTAAGGTCGTATCGGCTAGAATTTCCCCCAACATATCAGCGGTATAGGCAATATAAAGCTTTTCGCCGTTTTTTTCGTCACACTTGTTTTTACGGAATAACTTTTTAGCCTGAATAAGCTTGGCTTTGTTAAATCCAGTACCACCATCAAGAATGATCTGCGTATTAGGTAAGGCTACAGGTGCGTAAGGGGAATTTTCAGCCTGTTTACGTAAAACAGTATCAAGCATAGCCCTGTAAGCAATTTCATCCTCTTGCTCGTTTTTAGCAGAAAGCATGGCTTTCATATACTCACTTTGAGGGTTAGCACTTAATTTATATAAATCTCTTGGCTCAATTAATACGTGTAAATCATAATCAGCCATAGGTGCCATTCTGGTACCTACTTCGGGTAATGAAAGCTCTGTATTCTGGAAGCGTGAGGCGGTCTTTTTCATTTTCAACGCCCCCATATCGTTAATAGTAAAAGAACTACCTGCAATACTGCCTCGTCTATGAATTGTGGACGCTAGAACAGGGGCTGATAATTGGGCTTCAATTTCAAAGGAATCATGAAACTGCTGTCTAAATGCTGCCGTTAGTTGTGGCGCATTAGTAGTAAAGTCTTGTGACATAATAATAACCTATTAAAAACAATAAAAATTACCCTTTGCTTTTTTGTGGTTATCTGAATAACAGGCCACTAGATCATTAGCTTTTCGGGCTTAAGCTAACGGGCTAATGCAGTTATCCCATGCGCCAGCATATACGGGGCTGCACTGTTATTATTTAATAGGTGTTTTCCGAGTTTCCGAGTATTTAATAGGTAGGCATAAAAAAACCCCTGTCATTTCTGAGAGGGGCTTCCCACTAATCACTATCTTAAAGTTTTACTATCTCTTGACCAAGTTTACCAAAATACGTGAACTCTTGCTTTACTCGTACGTAATCAGGGTAAACGCCTGATTCTATTGAGTATGCACCAATATTTGAATAAAAAAGGGTCATATCAAAATCTAAGTTTTTAGATAAAAACTGAAAATTAACGTTTACTTTATCTACTACTGCAAGAGTTTCGGAAAATAAAACAGATGAAAACTGTTTAGATTTTGAGCCTGCACGAGCAAACTGATAGTTACTACAGGTATAGTTATTAAGTGATGTATCTTTAAAATGATAACTATTTGAATATCCAAATACATAACTATCTGTTGATGGATATTTATTTATTGAAACTTGGGCATAAGACACTATAGATATAATATCTCCTGCATCCCAGTTAGTATCGATTTTACTTGTAAAGAGCGTTTTTTCTCCATTCTCTAACTTTTTAATTAATAAAGTTTTTCTTGGAACATTGAAGGGAATGGCAGCATTACCATGCTTAAGATACAAATCTTGAATAACTATTGCCTTCTGTGCTTTTACTTTTTCCACCATTATTAAATCTCCTTTTTGCTTATGGAGATTTGATTTTAAGGACAGTAGAGTACTTACTCTTTTTGTCTCAACAAGAGAAAAGCCCTCAATTGAGGGCTAAAAAACGGAAAACTTAATATTGCTAGGCTGGTGCATTACCATATTTTTCTTGGTAATACTCTCTTACTTTTCTTTGTGCATCTTTATAATCAGGGTGTCTAGGGTCACGATAGGCATCTGATCTCATAATCTTTTCTACATTATCTGGCTCTAACTCTGTATTTTTAGCTGGTGGTGCATCTTCCCTAAGGTTCTTACCCATATTAGCCAGTAAACGAATGACAACAGGATTATTACCTATCTCGTCCATGCGCTCCTTATCTTCTGGTGAAGCATATTTATTGAATGCGTTAAAAGCGTCTTTAAGATTACTTTTATATTCTGCTTCGGTTTTCCATGTTTCATTTAACTCTGAATGGGCTTGCTCAATGGTTAACCCCTTAAACTTATCAAAAGCTGCAGGCATCACCCTTGCGTACTCATTTAAGACAAATTCAACCTGCTTTGAGGTTAAGCCTTGTTGATGTGCTTTACTTAAAAAGGCTTGGTTTTCAGGGTCTTTTTTAAAGTCATCAAAATTTAACGTGTCTGATTCAATCTTAACGTTGTATTCTTCTGCTGACTTAGGCGGTATGTCACCAGTACCTAGCCTTTTAGATAATCCCTCATAAGAGGCGGCCATCTTTTTAGATGACTCTATAGGGTCTACCTCTAAACCGTCTGAGGTTTTAACAATAAACTTTTCAGGCAGCCAGTCATACTCACCTTGCTTTTCTTCTTTGCCTTCTTCCTTGTTTTCATCATTTACAGGTGGTTTTTCTTCATTCTCAAAGCCACCACCTGCTAAAATAGAGTTATGCTCATTACTTGAACCAGCACCACCATCACCACCGTGTTCGTCTACTTCATTCATTAATAGGTGTTTCATTTTGAACATCGTCTTGTACTCCGTTTGCTCTGTTAATACGTGAAAGAATAAAATCAACCACACTACGCTGACCTGCACGGTAATAAGTTTTTAGTTCAGCATTGTGTTCATCAAATGAGGGTGGCAGTGAGTAACGTGCTATCAACTCCTCTAACACCTCTTGACCGCCTACGGTTTCCTCAAATAAACGTTTATAGTCAAATTCAGTGACTTGTTTTTTAGCCATTTTCTGCTACCTGTTGCGCCATGTTTTGACCGCCAGCCTTAGCAAATTCATCTGCACCCGTTTGTATAGCTTGATTAGCCATAGCATCAGCTTGCGCCTTTGCCTGTGCTTCGGCTCTGGCTTGGCGTAATGTCGCTACATCTTGCTCTGTTCTGATAATCTCAGAAGGTACCCCTAAGGCTTCACCTGTAAAGCGTGCTGCTTTATCAAAATCAATGTTATCTAATACCTCTTGATTAACCTGTGCGCTTTGTATGGTCATTTGGATAAAATTACTAATAGCCGTAACCTCTTCAAACTTCTGCGCCCTTGCTAACGGGCTAACATACTTAATACTGATAAACTTATCAGGTAATGTTTCGGGTGGATTGCCTAATATGCCAGCACGAAAAGCGATACCAAAGCACCTATCTATCAATGGTTGTAAATACTCAGATTGCATACGTCCATAGATGGGGCCAAGTAATTGACGAATAAGTTGTTGACGCATATTGACTTCGGTAGCCGTCATTGCAGGGCTATCCTTAGGTTGCAACTGGTCAGCAAGCATAATCTTACGAATAGCGGCTTGTAATTGTTCGCACTTCGTAAAGGACACATTAAAATCAGCACCACTTACTAATGGCTTCATGCTATCAACCGAGTTAGCAACAATGATCTTTCTAGCCCCTACGGTAATAGTGC